ACTAAAGACTAAACTAAAGACTAAACTAAAGACTAAAAAATAAAACTTGACTAACAAAACTAAAACTGAAAGACTAAATACAACAAGCCCTAGTGAATGGATGTTCACAAGCTGACCAAATGAACTAGACTAAGGAACTAGTAAAGCTGTCTGATGGAAGTGACGCAGGTAAACGGTATATAAGGCCAACACTTTATATACTACAGCAACAGAAGTGTGTAAGCCCACTTTATAGAACGGTGACTTGAATCAGTCCGTCATAAGGAAAGAGTGTCTTTTTCTTGGACACGATAGCAATTAATCTGAGCCAACTCAGACTTATGCTTGACATATGGGTTGCTGTCGTGTCTATCTAAAAAGATAAGGAGTATATAACATGGCAATACTAACTGAAGGACAAAGGTATGAGCGCAACGGATTGTTCGCTACACCTGAGACTATTGGCGATTTAACTGATCAACTTAACAGCCCTGAACAATGGGTAGCGTATGGTTTGACTCATAACTTTCTAGCTACTGAGTTCAACAAAGTTTTGGACAATCTACAAATAGAGATTGACAAGCTAGAGAAAAAATGCAAGTTCTACAGACAAGCCTATAATGGTGCGGTAGAATTTTATAATATGGAAGAGGACAAGTAATGACACAACACGTAAGAAACATACTCAAGGTATACCGTAGAGCTACTACGGATGACATTGCCAACGGCGTTGAGTGGTACAGTAGAGCTAAAAGATATTCACACGCTATTGCTGATCGTACTGGTATACACGTATACACTGTGATTGGTGTAATGGCTGCTCTATCACCTAACAACAAGTGGGAGCGTAACGTCAAAGATTGTGATCGTATGTGTAAGGCTTGGGTCAATGGTTATGACCTAGACTACTTCAAGGTATCATGTTACAATACTATGAAGCTCAAGGCTTGGTCTATACTTGAGGATGATCTAACCAATGATGATGAGATACTGACTAGGCTAAATGGTCAAAAGATTAGATCATTCTACTCTAACATACGTGGACTAGATGAAGTCACCATAGATGGTCATGCTCTGAACATTGCGCTAGGTATCAGGCAAGGACTGACTACAGACAAGACTAATATGTCAAAGAAAGTCTATAGACAGATGCAAGCCTTGTATGTCAGGGCGGCAAAGCGTGTGAACGTCAAGCCTCATGTACTACAGGCTATCACTTGGACTACATGGAAAAGAGAGAACAACATATGAAAACTGTAATAGATAAAAAGATAACATCAACTAAAGTTTATCAAGTAAGAACATTACCAATAAGAAAAGGTAGTGACTACAAGTATAGACTATTCGTTGACGGGCAAGCTAAGACTTTGTATAAGAATTTAGCTGAAGCTGAAAAGCACATAGAAGTATTAAGTAAACTAAAGGGTTGAAAGACAATGGCAACACTACAAAAAAATAAAGATGGAAAGTATATAGTGCTTGACAACTCAGGAAAAATAGTCATCCTATCTAGGAATAAGATAGTTTGTCGAATGGAATTATCAAAACTACAAACTGAAAAGGAGTAACCAATGTTTGTATTACTAGCAACTAAACCACTAAATGACGATACTAAAGGCTTTAGGTTCAACATCCTAGGCATCAAGGGTCTAACACGTAAGCGAATACACAAGACACGCTACGGTATTACTAAAGGTCAGTGCATGAAGGCTTACCACTTAGGTAAACGCTCAGTGTATATCGAGACCAAAGGTAACAGAAACACAACAAGACAATTCAAACACTTTGCAGGATAGAGTATGAGTGATAAAGAAACTAAGGGTACAGCTAAGGTTGTACCCATTGACCAGTATTACTATGATCTATCAAGGATCATTGATGATGCTGATTGGATGGGTGATGATGAGACAGTAGCCTTATACTTGCCTGAGAAGGAACAAATAAAACAACAGATGAATGACGGAGAGCTTTGGTATCCTAACTTCTAATAGTACCCTGTCTAACGACAGCCCTAGTATACCAACATTTTCTGGTTTGTCAAGGAGAAAATTAATGACTAAAGGATTTGATGTAAAGAACCAAGCGATAGTCAGAGACTTATCAAAGAAACTAAACTTAGAAGTAGGCATGAGCACAAGCATAGTTGTTGAACAAGCTATGACTTACTTAAAGGAAGCAATGCAAAAAAGAAATGTTGATAGCATCAAGGCTGCTGAACTTCTTAGATGGTGGCTTAGTGACTTTCAAGATGAGGAGCTTGAGTACTTTGAACTCAGGGTAGACTTAGCAAATAAAGTAAAGACTGTTGATACAAGGAGCGAGTATGCTTAAAAACATAACAACAAACAAAGCACTTGGCTACACTGATGATCAGTGGGGTCAACTCATAGAAGGTAATGGACTACTGTTGACTTGGTTTATTGAGTGGAACAAAGGTGACAATCAAGAAGCAAACATACTTGAGTTCTTCACACGCAGATACAATCAGACTGCTGGTGGTGATCCTTGGCCTATGGGTGGCAAGGTATCACTTGATGGTAAGTACGTATCTGAAGGTGACGATGACCTTGAGCCATACTTTCTAATCAATACTGACGATGGCGTAGGTTATGTCTACCCTTACGCTTTCGTAGCACTACCAAAGAAATCAGGTGGACATATAATAGTGAGGATGGACTAATGGAAATAATAATTGATTGCGGAGACAAAGAACTAGCAAAGGCTATAGCTGATAAACTATCTGAGGATACAGGTGTAGCTAGAGATAAATTCAAGGAGAATACAGATGATGTGGATACTAATCTGGATGCAACTAGTGACTAGCCAAGGTGTAGAACACTATCAGCTAGGCACTTTCACCAAAGAAACAGACTGTCAGGTAGCACTGAAGCAAGCTGTAGTACTTGTCAACACCAGCGCAGAGATGCTTGCTTGTCTAGAAGTGGACACAAGACAATGATGCCTGATGAAATGGAAGCCGAGAAAAACAGGAAGCTACTGCTTTCTCAGGCTTCTACAATAGAAGTACTCAAGCAAAACGTGCGTGACTTACAGGAACAACTGAACAAAGCACATAAAAGAATAGGTGAACTCACATATCAGGAATGTTTCTGTGGGTTAGCCGATGAACCACTACTAGCAGGAAGGGATTGATATGTATATAAACGATACAACAAGACAAATGATAAGAGAGATTGTGGTTGAGTTGTTCCAAGATGTACTCAAACCAAACCCAACTGATAACAAACAAGTCATACAACTTACTGATACTTTAGATGACATAATAAAGAATAAGGTTGACAATTATAAAGTAGAAGTGTATGGAGTAAGCCTGAAGGAGTATTGAATGGATATTTTTGTTCTAGTTATAAGCTTATGGGGCAACAATGGAACTGACTGGATTTACGTAGGTAATCAGTACGTAATGAAAGAACAGTTTACCCTTGAGCAATGCCAAGAGATAGCTAAGGAATCTACTTGGAGAAAGTTTAAGACTAACCCATACTATGACTTACAGTTTGATTGTTACAGCATAGGAGAACCTAAGTATGACTTGGATTAGTCACAAAGAATGTCCTGCTGCTGATTGTGATAGCAGTGATGCGTTCTCATACAACTCAGAAACTATGGCAGGTAAGTGTCATTCTTGCAACAGGTCTTACCCAAAGCAGATGCGAGACCTTGACAACTGGGCAGAAGAAGAGTATCCAACTTACAAACACAACAAGGAATCTTGGGATATGCAACAAGAACAACAGTCAAATGTTACAGAGTTTGTCAAGCCTGTACACATGGGCTATCGAGGTATCACCAAAGAAACTATGGAGTTCTACGACTGTAAGACTTTCATAGATGGCAAGGGTGAACCAGTAAAACAAGAGTACATCTACCCTTCGGGTGGTGTAAAGATAAGACAACTACCAAAGACATTCAGTGCTAGGAACTTAAAGACTGATGAGTTGTTTGGTATGAACCTATGGAACAGTGGTACAAGTAAGATCATTACTGTCACTGAGGGTGAACTAGATGCTATGTCAGCCTACCAAATGATATACAATCCTAAGTTCGACAACCCTGTTGTGTCATTGCCATCGTCAACACCATCGCACAAGCTTTGGGAAAAGATAAACAAGTTCCTTAGTTCCTTCGATAAGATAATACTGTCTATCGAACACGATGACCAAGGCAATGCAGTAGCCGCAAAGATAGCAAGCCTGTACCCTAACAAGGTCTATCGCATGGAGCTTGACAAGTACAAGGATGCCAATGAGTTCTTACAAGAGGGTGAAGCTAAGACATTCAAGTCAGCATGGTTCAATGCTAGGAAGTATACACCTGCTAACATACTGAATACACCTGATCAGTTCCTTGGCTTGTACAACAAGTCAGAGAACCACATCTACGTAGAGACAGGGGTACAGGAGTTCGATGAGATGTGTCTAGGCTTGATGCAAGGACACTTCACCCTGTTCAAGGCACAGACAGGTATAGGTAAGACAGAGTTCATGCGTTACCTCGAGTACAGAATACTCAGTCAGTACCCTGACATCAAGATAGCTACGTGGCACATGGAAGAGACTAAGCTACGGTCTATCCTTGGCTTGGTATCCTATGAGGTAGGTGACAACCTTACACGCAAGGACTTGATCGAGGACAAGGATGCTGACAGCTTGGTACAGGAAGCAATCACTAAGCTAACCAAGGATGAGAGACTATACCAGTTCTTTCTCAATGATGAGGATAACCCACTGGACTTGCTCACACAGATCAGGTACTTGTCTCAGGCTTGTGATGTTAACTACATATTCTTTGAGCCTATACAGGACATCTCAGCCAACTCAGGCAGTGAGGATGGCAAGGAACAGTTCCTAGCTGACCTGTCAGTCAGGTTGTCTAAGCTTGCAGCAGAGCTAGGTGTAGGTATAGTTACCATTGGACACACTAACGATGACGGTCAAGTAAAGTACTGTCGTATGATTGAGCAACGTGCCTCAGTTGTAGTTGATCTACAGCGTGACAAGATGTCAGAGGACAAGGAAGAAAGGAATACAACTAGACTACTAGTGACAAAGAATAGGCCAGTAGGCCCGACAGGATACGCAGGACAAGTAGAGTTCGATCCTGATTCGTTTACATTAAAGGAGAAGTATGCAGTACACTGACCCATATGCTATTTTTGCAGCAGTAATATATTTCTTTGGCGTGTTCCTATACTACGTTCATGTCAAAACTATATTTTACTTTTTAGAAAAACCCCATGAGATGAGCTTCCCAAAGGTTATCTTCAGTAGTTTACTGTGGATATTCAATGTAGTGATGCTTATGTGGGTAGAGTTTACAGGAGAAGACGATGACAGATAAGATCGTTGCAATGGACATCGAGACAGAATCACTAACTCCTGAAAAGATTTGGTGCATCTGTGCAGAGGATGTGCAGACAGGTGAGAAGGAACACTTTGTTCACCTCACTACATTACAAGAAGAAAAGGAGAGATTCATTGAGTACTGTAACAGATACGATAGGTTTATATTTCACAATGGAATCTGTTTTGATGTTCCTATTATTAATCGTCTTGTAAAGAAAGACTTGATACCACTTGAGTCAGTCATTGATACACTGATTGTCAGTAGGTTAGTTGACTTCGACATCAAACATGGTCATGGCCTCAAGGCTTGGGGTATCAGGCTAGGTAACTTTAAGATGGACTTCTCAGACTTCTCTATGTTGTCAGATGAGATGATCAAGTACTGTCATCAGGACGTTACAGTTACATTAA